AACGTTATATGATAGCTTATGAAACCCTGTCCAAAAAATCTAAAATTATATTTTCATAACTTTTATATTCGTGATTTTCGTGTAAAATATATTTTGCAAATTCAATTAATTGTTTCTTTTCCATTTCTTTTGCTACTATAATATTTTTTTGTATTTCATCCCATTCACTTGGATATAATTGTAAAATATCATCCAATTCGTTATTAAACCAATCTAAGGCAGTTTCTACTTTTTTACCACAATCGCAAATTGTTGTGTGTCCGCAATAACATTTAATTTCTTTTGACATAATTTTTGTATTAAAATTAGTAAATTTCTTTTTCTTTTAAAGTATTCATATAACACCGTTATAACTTATTTAGTTAATTCGTCTTTCACTTCTTTAGTCATTTTATATTTAGCTTCTATTGCAGAAACTAAACCACCATTTTTAACGTATTCTAACGCTTTATTAAATTCAGGTGTATTTTTATTTAACCATTTTAATTCTTCTTTAGAAGTACTCTTTTCGTGCTTATTTGATGCATCAGCATCTTGTGTATCATCAATTAAAAGTAAGTTACCTAAAGCGTATTTTTTACCATAAGATGAAGCAGAACCAAATTGCTGAGGTACTTGCATTCCTTTTTGGTTTAAATCTACACCTACAATAGCTGTTGCAGATATTTCATTTATACCATTGTTATCTAATATTGTAGCTTTACTTTCAATAATAGGAACTGATGTTGGTGCATTATAAGTTCCGTTTTTATCTTGCAATTCTACATAAGGTGTATTATTGAAATCAATTAATTTTTCTGAAATTACAAAACTAACTTGGTACTTTTCGTTAAAAGGTTTAAGTGCTTCTAATATATCTTCTGCACTTCTAAAATTGTATTTACCAAAGCTGTTAAACTTTGACTTACTTGCTTTAAATTCTTTTTGAATTAAAGACAGTTTTTGATTTAATGTTAATTCCATTTTATTTTATTTATTTTATTCTTATTTCTTCAAAAGTTATTTTAAATTCTTTGTCTTTATCTATTATGCCTTTTTCTAATAATGATGTTTGTAAAATAGATAATAAATATGATTTTCCTGTTTTAGCTTTTCCTGTAACTGTAATTTTTAATTCATTCATTTTATTTTAATTTTAGGTTATAAATTTCTTTTTTAATTATTGTTCTGTATTCTTTCGGACAATCTTTGTCTAATGCTTCAAAGCAATATCCTGATAGTACGTTGTTAATGTTTTCAAGTTCGCAAACTCTTGCCTGTAAACTTTCAATTTGAAATCTTTGGTAGTCTATTAAATCTTTCATATTATAAAAAATAAATTGTTGTTAAATAAATTAATGTTAGTGTAATCATAAATGCTAATGATAATGCGAAATCTTTTAAATTCTGTTTCATATCTTATTTGTTTTTAAATTGTTCAATAAATTCTTCAAATGAAATCCATTCTTTAATATTAGCATTAAAAGCTATTTTTATATCTTCCTCACTATACATTCTTTCTTGTTGCCATTTAGCACCTTTAATAAAAGCATTAATTGGCACATCTTGTGTAAGAGGTTCTCCTTTATATAATTTTTTGTACGTTTTTTCAGCAGCTTCTTCAAGTGTTTCTTGTTTAGGTTCTTGTTTCATATCTTATTTGTTTTTTTAGTGATAATAACTTCGTTGTTGTTATCTGAGTACAAATATATAACTGTTTTTTGAATATAAAACTATATTAATTTTTTTTAACAATACTTTAACAAATAAAAAAAGCTACCTTTTACAGTAGCTTCTTAAAACAAAGAAAAACAAAAACAAATTTTTAACCTAAATCATTAACCTTATTAGTATAATATTCTATCATATCTATTAAATCTACATCTGCAAATTTAACAACTTTATGTGATTTAGCATACAACATATCAGGAAAGTTATTATCAAATTTTGAACAAAGATATTTACCATATAAATATATTTCTCCAGCTTTAAATACATTACACCCTGCACATTGAACGTGACAATTATCTTCATCCCAACGTGTGTTATAATGACGTCTTGACATATAATGACCGTTTTGTAATTTACTCCAATGATTTTTTTTATTACAGGTTACGCAAATAGCCATATCATTAATAGCGTCTTTTCTTCTAATATAAATACTAAAAATTTTATCTAACTTTTCTACTAACGTTTTGCGTGATGGTTTTTTCATATACAAATATAATTTTAAGATATTAACAATCGTGTTAAAAACTTTATTTTAAAATCTATTTACTTTGTCAAAAAAAAACTGTAAATTTGCTAAATACTTTTTAATGTATATTTAAAAACAAAATAAGTTTATAAAAAAATAATAAAAAAAGTTTCAAAAATATATCAAAAAAAGCAAAGTGAGTCGCAAATAGCTATGCTTACATAAAAAATCTTAATCTTTTGTATAAATAATAACAAAATGGAATTAATAACAACCACAAATAATTCCAATAATTTTGCTTTCTATCTATATCCTTTTTAAATTCTTTAACTGAAGTTTTAATTAATTCCTTTTTTAGTTCATTCTTAGACACTATTTTCTTTTCTATATGTAAACTATTATCTTTTACTTTTTTGTATCTTAAAACGACGTTTTTGTATGTTATACCGTTTACTACAATATCTTTTAAAGTATCTAAAGGTGTAATAGTAAATTCATCTGTATAAATATCGTTTTTAATAGCAATATTTGTTTCTTCTTTTGTAACAATTTTAGTTTCTATTTGTTTTAAAGAATCTTTTTTAATTTCCTGTATTGTTACTTTTCTTGAACCACAACTAAATAAAACTAAACTTAAACCTATATAAAATATATATTTCATTATGATATTATTAAAGTTATTTCTTTTGCTTTTTGCATTTTACTAAACAAAGAATCAAACGCTTTACGTGATTGACCTATAAAATTATTAGAACGTGTTTTTCCAACTAATATGCATCCTTCTGTATCGTGATTTGTATTACCTGCGTGAATACGTACACCTTCAAAACCATTAACATTCAATAATAAAGGTAATAACCTTTTAAATCTATTTGATTGATTAATTATAACTTTATAACTTCCTTTAGGAATTGCAGTTTCACCTTTAATTTTTACATCACGTTCAATATCTTCTAAAGTGTAACATTCCCAAACACCATCAATTAATAATTCACCAATAGTAGAAAATTCAGTTCTATGTAGTCTTTTAATTTGTATCTTCATTTTTTTTGTTTTTCTCCATTAAATACCAACGCCGCGCGGTATAACTTGATGCTAATAAAAAAGCAATAATTTTCATTATCATATCTACATCTGTAAAAGCGAAGGCAAAATATCCTCCTGTTAGTATTGATTGTTTTAAATCTAAAATTTCATCTTTCATTTTTTTAATCTTTCAACTATATTGGTAACTCCTTCTATTCCTATATAAGCAGTAGCAATTACAACCCAATCAGATGAAGTTAATGTTTGATTAAATAAACCGCCACAAGCTATAAGAAAAACTAATAGTTTGCGAGAAATCCATTTACTAATTATTAAATCAAATTGTTCTTTACTCATTTTTTATGTTTATTATATATTAATTCAATAATAACTATTATTACTGTTATAAAATCATTCCAACTCCAATCTTTTAATCCAAAATAGTTATCAATAAAATAATTAATCAATAAGTAAAATACTATCCTATACACTGTATTTGTTATAAGTTTTTTTGCTTCGTTTCTTAAAGAAAAAAACATTAATGTAAAATTAAAATACATTAAAAAGTTCCACCTTTGCCAAGCCTCATCAATCGTTGTATTGTAATTAGCAATATAAGATGAACTAAAAAATAACAAGCAACAAACTATTAACAATAATCTAGACAGGTCTAATTGTAGGTCTCCCTTTTGGGTCTGGCGGTCTTGCTGAAGCTGCTTCATTTTTAAATTTTGGGTTAATCTTAATTTCATCATATTCTACACCTTCCATAAACTCCTCTTCGGGTTTAGGAATAGCAAATTTACCATCCTCTAATTCTTTAGGTATGTCAATTTTCTGGTCACCTTTTTTACGCCAAATATAAATAGCAACACATATTGCAAACCAAACACCTCTTTCTATAAAAACTATATATTCCATATTTTTTTAATTAAATTCTATTACTTTATTTCCTAAATATGTTATTTCTTCAAGCCGATAAATTGCACCTTCATTTATTTTTTCAAGTACTAAAACTCTTAAAATAGTTTCTGCTAATGGTAAATCAGAAGTTTCTACTTCTTCCCAATAA